ACAACTTCTGGAGTCTCTGCTTGCCAATATTCTAAGAACCTATCAATGAGATTATACTCATCATGACATTGAATATATTTTACATCCTTACGAGTATTATTAAATGGTCTTGATGCAAAACAAATTATCTGCTTTGTTGTATAATCCTGCAATGTGATTGCAAGTAATTCCTCTGCACAATTAAAGACATCAGGGAAACCACTCTCTGCAGCAACCTCGATGTCAATCGTGACTAATTTAATTTTACTTATATCAAACTTAATCTCATTCTCTGGATACCTTTCAGAAATATACTGACAAATATAACGATCATTTCCATATACATCAAACCCTTCAACACCAGAATATTTTTCAATAAAATCTTTACATTCTGATATCTTACCAGGTTTAATTGGTTCTACACTTCTACCATCTAAAGTTTTATACTTTGATTTTTTCTTAGAAGGAACATAAAGAGTGGGATAAAATGTCTCCTTCGCAGTAAAATGCTTACCATTCTCATATCCACGTACAAGAATTTCATTAAAGCGTTGGTGAACATTAGTGTAAAACCTCATTTAATAGTCTCAAAGTAATCATCAAGTAGTTTAGGTGTTGGATCCACCAAAGTCAAAATTTTATCTGAACTCATAAACATTTCCCTATTGGGAGTGTAGTCAGACATCCATTTACTAAGTATAGTACCATCAGAAGTACCACCATGAATAAGACAAGGATTGATTAATTTACAATCTGGTTGTCCTATATCTGCTAAGACTTCATCAATCTCCGCTATCAGAATCAGATTGTTCGTTAAGTACAGTACCTGAATCGGATTCGGTTCCTGCTTGTCCTGAAGATTCAATGGTTCCAACATCTCGTCCGTTGACTGATTGGTCTGAATCATTAGATCGTCTTGCATTTATTCTTTCCTCATAAGATTTTCTGATTGAATCAAGTGGATCAGTAATACATACCACCCAATCTGGATTTACAACAATATCAGTATCCTTAGATAAAGATATCCATTTATAATATATAACCTCATGTTTTGGAGTTGATTCATCCTCAACCAATAATTGAGATGTTTTAATTTTAATAGTAAAAGGATCTTTAAAAAGATATGACACTAAATTATCATCAGAGTCACGATACTCTTTGATATCAGCAATCACATCTTCACCAGATTTTAATAGTGCGAGTTGTACGCTCATGGTTTTTATTTTCCTTTATGTATTATATCACCAATAACCCAAGACTGCAACCCATGGCCATGAATTCTTAATTGGACATCTGTTGCTACATTCTCAGGAACTACTAGACAGTATCCAATACCGAGATTAAATACATTCTTCATTTCTTCTGGTGGAATCTCACCTGCCAGCATAATCTTACTAAACAATTCTGGCATTGGCCAAGAATCATAATTAACTCTTGCCTCACACCCATCAGGAAGACATCTTGGAAGATTCTCTGGAATACCACCACCAGTAATATGTGCCATTCCCATGATGGGAAAATCTTCTAATAAATTTGCAACCAAAGGAGCATATATTCTTGTGGGAGTAAGAAGTTCTGGCATATCCTTAAGAAATATCTTATGTCTCCACAACATATCTCTAATCAAACTAAATCCATTACTATGAAGACCACTACTTTCTATACCTATAATTACATCACTTTCACGAATTAATCTACCATCTATTATTTGACTCTCTTCTACAATACCAGTACAAAATCCTGATGTGTCCCTAATAGGATCTACCATAGATGATCTTCTTGGATGTTCTGCTGTCTCTCCACCTAATAGAGAACACTTTGATAACTTACACCCAACTGCTATACCATCAACTAATTCCTTAACTAAATTCCCATGTAGTTTTATATCCGAAGTACAAATATAATCTAAAAAATACAATGGTTTAGCACCACATGTAATTACGTCATTTACACACATGGCAACAAGATCAATACCTATACCATTCATTACAGATGGATTTCCAGTTGCTTCCAATTCAGCAACATGAATTTTAGTTCCTACACCATCAGTACCAGAAACTAATACAGGTTTATCATAACCTCTAGGAATTCTCATCATGCCATTAAAACCACCATATCCACCCAAGACCTCAGGCCTATGAGTGGATTTAACGGTGTCTTTAATTTGATCTACAAAAGATCTTCCTGCTTCAATGTCAACACCAGCAGTTTTATAATCCATTTTCCATCCACTCACTAATTGCTTTATCATATTCAGCAGTATGTCTGAATGCTTCTAAAGCAAATTGTTTTCTTAATCCTTCAACTGATATTGATTGTATATTACCATTCATTGCATCTAGAAAAATTCCATACTGGCCAGGATTCGTTAATACAGCAACATCTTTATGATTCTTTGCTGCTGATCTTACCATACTAGGGCCACCAATATCAATATTCTCTATTGCTTCTGCAAAAGTTACATCTGGTTTAGCAACTGTCTCTTTAAAAGGATATAGATTCACTGCAACAATATCAATAAATCCAATGTCATTTGCTTGACGATCTAGATCATGTAATGGATTGCCACGCTGTGCAAGAATACCACCATGAATCTTTGGATGTAATGTCTTTACTCTTCCATTCAAAATCTCTGGTGATCCAGTATAATCAGAAACTTTAGTTACAGGTATACCTTCTTTTTGAAGAACAGCAGCAGTTCCACCACTGGAAATAATAGTATATCCAGCACGGACTAATCCTTCTGCAAAATCTACAATACCGCTTTTGTTTGAAACACTCAGTAATGCATAATAGTTCATTTTTTAAATACTCCTAGTTTAGATAATAACCATAGTGTAACTATTGTCCACCCTATAACATACCACATAATCAACCCCCATCAATATCACAACCGATCATAGATCCACCAACAACTCCCAATGGAATTGCCCACCATCTACCATCTCCTCTTGAGAGAGCAGCACCAGCAGCACCACCTAAAATACCACCAGCAATTTTACCATCGGTACAATCATTATCATCAACCTCATAGTGTCTTTCCACTACTGTTCTTGTTGGTCTTGTAATTGTTGCACTATTTCTTTCACAAGGGAACTCAATAGTTTCTTTCCATGACCTTACATAACCAGGATTATCTTCATTACCAGGAACATACTCCTCTCTATACTCTGAACGATAACATGTTTTACTTGATGAATATCCTGGTTGATATTCATTAGCATAAGTAGGAACAGAACCCAGAAGTAAAGCAGTTGCAAGAACTAATTTCATCTTCTTTAAAAATCTATAATTAATTATAACATTAAAAAAGGGGGTTTGACAACCCCCTGTGTAAGTTTTTAAGGTGGATGAGACCACCGTGGTACTCTCACTGAACTACTCCTTAGAGAAAGTCCTTTCTTGCATGATGTTCTGGAACTATCTTATTCAACTCCACGGTGAGGAGTCCATCTTCAAACTTGACGGATCCAATCTCCGTATCGTCAGTGATCTGCCACACTCGTTCAAAATTTCGTTGGGCCAATCCTTTGTGGACAAATGTTCCATCAATCTCTGGTTCTTCTTTCTTGCCCTCGACATATAATTTTCCAAACTCTGTATAGACTTTGACTTCATCTTTCTTGAAGCCCGCCAATGCGATTTCGAGTTTTGATTCATGATTATTTAATTGTACCAAATTATATGGTGGGTAGTTTGATTGTGGGAAATCAGAATTGAAGAATCGATCTAGGTAATCGTCCATTCCTATGCCATTTTGTTTTATCACCTTCATTAATTCTGGAAGGTTGGCACTGTGATATCTTGCTAGTGTGTTCATGGTTCTCCTTTAAAAGCGAGTGTAAGTTGTGTACCCTTACGGCGTACAATACTATTTAACCACAAACCCACAAAAAAGTCAGTGTGGAATACCCCAAATCTTTGTACAGTAATCCCTAATAGATCTGTCAGAAGAGAAGAAACCCGAACGTGCAATGTTTATCAATGACTTATGATTCCACTCATCAGTGTTTTTCCATGCACTACTTACACGATCTTGTGCATCTAAGTAATCAGAAAAATCTGCAAAGACACAGAAAGGATCATGGTTAAGAAGATTATCTAATAATGGTTGGAACTTTTCTCTATCTCCTTGACTGAAATGTCCACCTTTTATTAGATTTACAACTTCCCAAAGTTCTGGAGTCATATGATGTTTAGGATCATATCCATTCTTCCATAGATTTGCTATTCCAATTTCATCATGTCCAAAGAGGAAGAAGTTCTCTCCACCTACAAGATCTCTTATCTCAACATTAGCACCATCAAGTGTACCTATAGTAAGAGCACCGTTCATTTGGAACTTCATATTACCAGTACCAGATGCTTCTTTACCAGCAGTTGAAATTTGCTCAGAAAGATCAGCAGCAGGATAAACCTTCTCACCTAATTTAACACTATAATTCGGTAAGAAGATTACTCTCAACTTACCATCCATATCAGGATCAGTATTAACAACTTCTGCTATATGACAAATAAATTCAACTATTAGTTTTGCCATATAATATCCTGGTGCTGCTTTACCACCAAATATTACTGTGCGAGGGACAACATCGATTCCGTTTTTGATTTTGAGATACTGAGATATAATCCAAAAAGCAAGCAAATGTTGTCTCTTATATTCATGTATACGTTTGACTTGTACATCAAACATACTATTAGGATCTACAGCAATACCAAGATTATCAAAAATGTAAGTTGCGAGATTATGCTTACCTATAATTTTAGTAGATGCAATCTTCTCCAATAATTCAGAATCATACTTCTTCTCTTCTAATTTTTGTAGAGAATCCATATTAGTAATCCAATCATTACCAACATATTCATCAAGTACATTTGTAAGTGCTGGATTAGAAGATGCTATCCATCTTCTAGGAGTAACACCATTAGTAACATTAGTAAACTTATGTGGCCATAGATCATAGAACTCTGGCATTAATTGAGTCTTAACTAATTCAGAATGCAATGCAGCAACACCATTCACATGATGAGATCCTACAGTAGCAAGATGTGCCATGCGAACTGCTTTATTACCACGCTCATCAATGATAGACATTTTCTCTAACATCTTATCATCACCAGGATAATGAAGTCTTACTACCTGAAGGAATCTACGATTGATCTCATAGATAATTTCCATGTGTCTTGGCAAAAGAGTCTTAAACAATTTAAGATCCCATTTCTCTAATGCTTCTGGCATTAAAGTATGATTGGTATATGCAATAGATTTTGTTACTATATCCCATGCTGCTTCCCATTCAAGATGCCTTTCATCAACAAGAAGTCTCATTAACTCAGCAACTGCAATAGCAGGATGAGTATCATTCAATTGAACCTGCCAGTGATGTGGAAAATCTTCTATATCATATCCACGCTTATCTAAACTTCTCAACATATCTTGAAGAGATGCACTTACAAAGAAATGTTGCTGTTTTAATCTCAACATTTTACCTTGATCTGTTCCATCATTAGGATAGAGAACTTTTGAAATAGTTTCAGATGAAACACTCTGTTCTACTGATCCCATATAATCACCTATATTGAATGCAAAGAAATCAAATGTTTCAGTAGCATCTGCTCTCCACAATCTAAGTCTATTACAATTATTAACCTTATAACCTAACTGAAGGATATCATAAGGAACTGCAATAACCTGTTCATCAGGAACCCAACGAACTCTATAGTTACCTCTATCGGATACATAATTTTCAACCTTTCCACCAAAACCAACATGAACTGATTCGTCTGGATGACAAAGTTCCCAAGGCCATTCCCCATGCAACCAATTATCAGTAACCTCCAACTGCTGATTATCTTTTATCTGCTGCTTAAAAATACCATACTTATATCTTATACCATATCCAGTAGCAGGTACTTGTAAGGTTGCCAAAGAATCCATGTAACATGCAGCAAGTCTTCCTAGACCACCATTACCCAATCCAGGTTCTTCTGCTACATCTAATATTTGATCTAAAGTATATCCATACTTTTCTAGTGCCTCTTCCGCATCTTTCTTTATACCAAGACTTATAAGATTATTTCCAAGTTGTGGTCCTATTAAAAATTCTGCAGACAAATATGCCACCTCTTTCTCAGTAGGTGGTTCCATTGATAACCAATAGTTCATCATCTGATCTCTTACAGCATAACTCAATGCCATATAGATATCATGAATTGAAGCAGTATCAGGTCGTTTACCTAAAGTATAAAATAGACGCTCACTAATCCCATGATAAAGATTATTCATAACTACTCAGTTCCTTCTGGTTTTTTCTTCTTACCTATATTATACTTGGTTTCAAGTATCCAATCATTTTTTTCTTTATATGCTAACACTTTAATCTGATTTAAAGGAGCAATATCAGTAATCTTATCTGCATTAAGAACTGTTATTAATCCCCAATCACAAAGTAATTGAATGATTCTATTTCTTCTCTGTACATCATTCACAGTAAGATTAGCATGTTTACCATCTAGTGCAAACAATTCCTTAAAGTGAACAATAAAATACCTTCCCTGCTTATGCAGTATATGGCATGATTGATATATCTTCTTTTCCTTTCTGGATGCTACTCCAATTCTTGTTAAAGTCTCACGGACTTTTAGGAAATCATCAGGTTCTCCTAATGTAATTTCAATCATTTGGTCAGCAGACCACTTAACCTCGGGCTCGGCAATCATCGTTTTCCTCCAGTTTCAAATGTAGATTTTATAAAATTAAGTTGTTCTTTGGTTAGGATTCTTAGAGCTTGCTTTGCCTTTTCGTTACTATACCCATAATAACGTTTCACACAATCAAGATCTTTAATCTCATCTTTGCGGAGCCAAGGAGAAAATCTCCTACGCTTCCTCACACTATTTAGATAAAACGAATATTGCATATCACTATCCAGATTGTGACTGAGATTCATCTCATTCGCAAACATAACTGTATCCAAATGTCCTGACATACAACGGTTAATAATGTATGCAGGATACTTTGCATCTGGATCCTCTTCATAGATATTCTTTTTGTTTTGGTTGATAGAATTCAACCAGTCTTTCAATTCAGTCATGATGTGGTTTTGGAGTTTTGTTGTAGAGTTCTAGATTTATTCTATCTAAATTTCGATTAAAGTTCCAATAGTCAAATTTCATATAGAGTTTATATATCCCAATCAGAGTCCTTTTAACAAACTCTTCAAGGAGTATTAATGATAGTATTATAACATATTCCATTTCTTTAGTATCCAAGAACTACTATTCTTTTTATCTGTACCACCAACACCCCATTTAAATTCTACTCTCTTATCATTCCTGTATCTCTGATATTCAGGAGTATTCGCACTACCTCTATCACCACCATTACAGAATAGTACATTATCATACACTTCTAATGCAGTACCAATAGCATCACAGGCACTATTATCCTTATCAATAAACTCAATGGCAATGTCTACACATTTAAGTTCCTTAATAATACTCATCCTTTCATCAATTGTCATGAAAGGTTTTCCCTTCTTTCTTGTCAACCATTCATCAGAATTTACACCCACACATAATGGGTTTCCTAATTCTTTTGCTGCTTTAAAATAAGCAATGTGTCCACTGTGTAATGGATCAAATCCACCAGTAACTATAGTAACTGTGCTCATCGTATAATTTGAATGTGGTCGTCTTCTGTCCAGAGTTCGACTTTATCTCTGAACCTATTTTCTTTCTTTAATTTATCATATCTCTTACCTGCTTTCTTCTTCCACCAAGATATAATGTTAGGAAGATGAAACTTATCCCAATTTGGACCTGGACATAATTGACAATGATCTCCATTAATTACTTCTCTTACATTAGAATATCCATAATCTGAAATATAAAATCTTTTCTTCTGAGTAAGACCGAATGCCATATTAATCACAGAATTAAACTCTTTGAGTTTATCTTCATCTTCTAAAGAATTCTTTATAAGAGATATCATCTTTGTCTGTCTTTTCATCTTCTTAGATGAAGCAGTATTCTCCGTTAATGGTTTATTATTATTCAATATCGTAAATCTATTATGCAACTTATGAAATGCATCCTCATGAAGTAAAGGAAGAAACTTACTCTCAGTTAAACCTTTATATCTGAAAAAAGGTTTCAATCCATCATACTGTGATGCTGATGTTGAAGATCCATAAAGTGAAGTAGTCTCAAATAATGCAATATCTTTTTCAAATACTTTATTAAGTGTCTCTCTTGCAAAGTGAGATACACACATCAATGCAAGTAATTTACCACCAAGATAGTTGTAACCGAAAGGTTGAGATGGAACAATTACAAATCCCATAGCAGCATGACGGTTGAAAACCGAAAGATTGGGTGGTTTACCCAACCATAGATTTCTTGGTTTTGAATTGATAGTCGGTGAACCGAACCGTATAAACCCTACAGTCTTACCTGTATTCTTCTCAAATACCATCCAACGCAATTCTCTACCAGGAATATTACTCTCATTATTATGAGATGATACTGCTGCTAGTAGATTATTATAATGCTCTTGTGGAAGTGATTTTTGAAATCTTTTACCAATAAATTTTATCTCAAACTCCATATCCTCTGGATGAATATCTTCATTAAAAAAATAGTCTTGCAGAGGAGTGATTTGATTTGATTGGACAACTACTTCTTTCTTTACATAGCGAAGGTAATCTTCAATAGATGTAAAATTTTCAAAGTAATTGATAAACTCATCAGCAGCCCAAAGAGCATCTTGACTTGGTATACTATCAATTACTTTCATTTATTTAAAACTACACTCCACCATTATTTCCGTAAGTGCTGCGAGTAAGTTGATCTCTTGATCTGCGACGAAAGCAGCTTGATATTGATACTTAGATACAATAAGAACGCAAGCAGCGATACTGGGACCATCCAGTACTTCGTAAAGAGCATCATAAACACGCCTAAGAAGTACAGTAGAATCATTGTCCAGATTACTGTTGACCCACTTACGTACTTCAGGAAAGTTTTTCGTTTTAAGGTTCTTAATAACATCATTGACATTTACATCGCTAAAGTGAACTAGTATACCACTATCTATTTTACCACTAACAGAGTATCTCTGGCACTCATTTAAAACTCTTCTCCAATCAGGAAAGTGTTTGTTGATGAGTTCTACCAGAACCTTCTTGTCAGTTTCAATTTTTTCTAATTCTAAAATATCGTTAAGTCTTTTAAAAAATTGAGATGCTATCTGTGCTTTCTCTTTACCTTTGATTCCGAATTCAACCACAGCACACCTGGAGTGTAAGGGTTCGAGTATTTTATTCTTGTAATTACAGGTGAAGATGAATCTGCAGTTATTGGCAAATTCTTCGATAAAGGCCCTGAGAAGAAGTTGTACATCGTTTCCTGTGTTGTCGGCCTCATCAATGATAACGACCTTATGCTTTGCCTCAGATGATAAAGATACTGTTGATGCGAAGTTTCTTGCGTTGTTTCTGACCGTATCGAGAAAACGTCCTTCATCCGATCCATTAATGACATAGTAATCTGCTCCCAGTTCGTTACAAAGTGCTTTTGCTACTGTGGTCTTCCCTACACCAGGAGGACCAGCAAGTAACATGTTAGGTATTTCACCTGTATTTAGGAAGTCTCTAAAGGTTTTCTTTATATTCTCTGGGAGAATACATTCTTCAATTGTTTTGGGTCTGTATTTTTCAACCCAGATAAAATCACTCATTAATC